CATCCATCTGTTTAAGTGCCTTACGGTTTGCTTCAATATTCTCTTTTTCGGTTTTGATTTTTTCATCATATATTGCAATCTTACTGGTAACATCGCCCGACACCAGACTTTGATCGCTGTGTGCCTTGCTCAAAAAGCCAAAAATGCCCATGCTGGTCAACAACATGAGGAATACCAGTGCTGGAACCAGATACAGTTTATAAGTTATACTGGCACGGTGCCAATTTAATTTCAACCAAATTGCGGCTGTGATTTTGCCTACTCCAAGTGCAACACCCATAATAACCACCGGCCAAAAAGCTGCGGAAAAAATAGAAGTCAGGCCTATAATGCTATAGAACTCTGCCACTGCACTGATGACCAGTGCAACAAATAATGTAAAGTATCCGAATATCATAATGTGTATTTATAGGGTTTAGTACCAGCGCTGATGAGCTTCAGCCACCCACTCTTTACCACCGCGATTCATAATTTCCCATTCAACACTGGCAGGGATTTTTACAATTTTTAAGTCGGCATACGGACCATTGGCTTTTTTCCCCAATCTTTTTACCACAGATACCAGCACAGGATCGTCTCTTTTCAAGTCAGTTGACAACCACTCATCTCCGTCGACCATCAGTTGCGGTCCCAGTCTTGTGGTTTCATCGCGACTTGTTCGATCCTGTTGGGTATAGTCAATCATGGCCAGTTTAAGATACAACAGGTCAGCATCATGACTCAGCCCAAACCCACCATGACATCTGTTAATGACTATTTCTCGTATGCCTTTGAGATGTCGAATCAGATCATCGTGGGATTGATCGTCGCTCATTAGTCAAATTTGTATTCGTAATTTACCGATGTTGAATTGACCTGTAGTACACCAGCGCCGTTGCTGAGATGAAATCGGCGTGCCATGTCGGTCATTGGACTCAGTGTGACAAATCTTTTGACATCGGGCATTGTGTTTCTGATCAATTCAGCCACACCCAACACAATTGTTCTACCTGAACCAGGCCGGTAACTCCACACAGTATAGAATATTGCATTGGTGCCTCGGGCGCTGTGTTCGTCTGTTGGCGTGGAATATTTTTCTAATTCACCTTCGTCAATGGGTATTTCGTTGCAGAATGCCACACATATCATTGCAGTAACTTCGTTGGTTTCATCATCTTCCAACACATAGACTTCGCGATTGGGTTCTACACGCCAAAAGGTCGGCAGATGAGGACGAACAGGGTCGTCTTTAATGAAATTCAAATAATAGTCTGTCCTTACATTTTTTATCACAATAAACCCTTGACATTTGTATGTTATGCATAGCGATTATAACAGTAGCAACCAGTGTTGTCAAGTTTTACTCAGGTTTATTTGCCAGTCCGCGCCATTCTTTGACAGGCTCGCCCCACTGCTTGCCATTCCACTCTACCATGGTAGGAAACGGCCACATAGGTGCTGCCTCAGTAATTGCTTGATAATTGCCTTTATGTACAGGCTTGACATCTGCTGTAAACCAGTCGGTAACAGCAGGTTCATCTGGATCTGGCATGGCGGCAATCAGCTGGTCCAACTCTGCCAGCAACTGTTGTTCAGTTTGAGCTTGAGTACCCGCAGCGTTACCTAGGAATACTTCACCAGTGTCTTCGTTGGTTAATTCCAACGGACCATGGTACCAATACTCAGTATCGTCATTGCTCCAGCCCAGAGCTTCCACGCCATCGTAGCCATCATCTTCCCAGGCTTGTTCAAACGCTGCCACATCCTCTTCAGTGGCGTCGCGGCCTGCGTCAATATCTAGCCAGCAACCGTCGGTCATTTCATAAAGTTCCCATGACTCGTCGTTGTCAATGCAACCAAGTTCATAGCCGTCTTCATTTGCAAGTTCTGAATCTGTAAGCGGACGCTCATCTGATTCTACTGTGAACGTGCCCCAGCGCCAGCCTTGTTCAACAACAATAGTTTTGCTGCCATTGTAGAAAAACATTGTCTCTACTGCTGATTTTTTGTACTGTGGTGATAGTTTCCAGGTGGCCATGTTGTTGTCCTTAAACGTCTAGGTCCATTTCGCCGGCTTCTTTCACAAGAATCAGTACCTCATCTAGTGTGTTGCACAGGATCTTGGCAGTAACATAGTCGCCTTTTTTGTTGCGACCGCCTGCTTCTATCATGAAGCCGTTGTCGTAACGATACACAGTGTATGATTCATTTATCTTGGTCAGCTTGTCGCTGATTTTTGATACTGTTGCTTTAGTTGCCATTTTTTCTCTCCTTAGTAAGTTCACATGTTAACATAAATTTCTCCCATGCGTCAACCACTGCGGGATGACTCATCAGTTTGTCAGCTTCGGCCTGCATGGCCTTGACACCTGCTTCGGCCAAATCTCTGGCACTGGCATGCTGTAATGTACACAATTCATCACCAAACTCCTTGGCTAATTTTTGCCAGGCCTTGAGTTGACCCGGAGTGATGGGAGTTTTTTGTGGCCGCATTTCACTGGCCTTGTGTAGGGCCTGACAGATGGCATCTTCAGCCAGCCGTCCAGCGGCAATCATGGCCGCATGGTTAGGTTCCACATTAAACCTACGGGATTGTCCCCCGGGGTATACGCAGACAAGGTGACTACCTCGATGGAAACTATCCAAAAGATTGCTATCATACTCAGCCACAGGCCGATACCGCCGTCCAATTTTTTCATAATACACCTTTTTCATTGATAATCTCGATCCAACTTTGTGTTGGTTAATCCGGCCAGCATCTGAAACCGATCCCATGCGTCTTTTACTGCGGGGCGTGATTCCAGTTCAGAATCAGGCAGCACTGCTTCCAACCAAAATTCACCACGCCGACTCGGATTTGCGCCAAATTTGCGTGGCTGGTGCAGCTTGCCCAACTTCCATAAGCCTACGCTCACACTACGGAAAAGATCTTCGTCAGTTTGACCAGCCCACTCTGGAGCACTACGACTAAAGCCCGTAATAGAATCAAATCTAGGCGAGCCGCCGCCGTAGGCCGACCACATGTTTGCCCATTGCTCGTCGTCATTGGGATCAAAATCTGTACGAGCAATGATAACCAGCACATCGTCAATGTCCACACGACCTTCCGCAATGTCTCGAACACATCGGCTGTAACTGAGTCCAATTTTCATTTAGCCACCAAAATGTTTGATCACAGCATCCAAGTGATGGATCATGATTGTGTTTCCGCTTACATCTTCAGGATGCAGGTATTCGCCTTTTTTGAAGTCGGCCAGTTCTTTTTTGAGATACTTGCGCTGTTCTTTCAGTGTGAGCACTGTGATGCGGTCTGCTGTTTCAAAATCAATTTCAAGTTTCTTGTTCATATGTTATTCCAAGTGCTTAATCGTTGTACAACTGACCAAATCTTTCTGGGTTCGCGTCGCGGAGTTGAATGGCCTCGGTCAAGGCCTGCACCACCAATTCGTTGAATGTGATATCACGCTCGTGTGCCAGTTTCATGTACTTCAACAGATCTTCATCTGAAAAGTCAACTGTAATCTGTACTCGTGTGTCATAATCCTCACCGGCGCGAATGGCCAGGCACTTTTGAATAAAGTCGTCTGCCACTTCCAAATCCACATAGTCAACATTGTCCCAGGCTTGATTAGCCGGCACATTTCTAGACTTGGCTTCGTTATGATACTGCTCTGCATAGTCTGGATTGATCATTCGGTAAGCACGATTGTTGGTGTAGTCGTATGCCGACACTTGATGCGCTGTTTGTGCAGATTCAGTACTGAACACAATGCTGAAACTGTATCCGCCTTCGCCTTGAACACCGTTCCACGAATCTAGTGTATAAGCATCGGGACCGTAGCATGACCAGCCGTATGCACTGCCTTCGGTGATCTTATAGTCGACCAATTCCATCCATTCTTTCATTGAAATCATTTGAACATCCTAGCATCTAAAATTATTGCAGCGCCCAAGACTAACCATAATATCCCAGGCCAAACACTGCCACCGGCAATTGCGGCAATGCCAGCTCCTAAGTTAACACCACCGACAGTGTATCCAATCGTCTTACGGTGCCGACCAAACCATTCCATAAATTTTTCCATTTTCAATTCCTTGTTAGATTAATTTTTTGTTTGTTTGCCAAAAAATATAAAAATTGCTGCCAACCCCAGGGCCAGCGGCAGGTTAACAAATGCCAAGATCAATACCAGTAGCCAATGCATTACAGTTTCTCCCCGGCTTCAAATCCACGGAACCGAACATGCCTAGGGAATCTCAAACTGTATGATCCGTCTTGATTTTGAGTAACTGCATCAGCTTGGATTTCGCCAATGACACCAAGTAACTGATCCCGGGCAGCCCAAAACTCATCACGATCATTATCACTATAGCCAGTACCAACATTAACCCGAATATTTCGTTCATTATCAACTCCTTCGTAAATTATAGCACCCAACCGGCCTGCATTGCGACCAGTTCCTTCTTCAAAACCCACAATGGTCAAATCCACTGTGATGGTGGGTTTCCATTTCATCCAGTGATCACTGCGTTTGCATTCGTACGGAGCATCGAGATTTTTAATCATGATGCCTTCATATCCTTGCTCAACTGACGCTTCAGCAAACCTGCGCATAACATCATGTCCTTCCGCAGTGTCCAGGTTCACATCCATACCCGGCATGATACGCAAACAATCGGTTTCGTCCAACACCGTTTTTGCACTTTCTAGCCATGCTATACGTTTGTGCTGTTGCAAGTTGCAATGGCCTTCTTTGAGTGCATCCAATGGAATGATATCAAAAATGTGATAAACCATACCAGTTGTTTTGGCATTGCTTTTGCGTTGTGCCTGTTTCATCAAGGCTTGGAAATTCTCACCTACAATTTCACCATCCAACACAAAGTGTCCACCTGTGCCTCGACCGTGTTGGAATGCCCGACGGTTGTCCAAGATAGCCTCAGCAATCTGCGGAAAGTTTTCAAACTCCTTGCCATTGCGGCTGTACAACACACAGCTATTGCCCGACACCACTGCAATCACACGCACACCGTCCAATTTGACTTCCAGGCGTTTGATGCCCTTCATCTTCTTGGGGTGGTCGGTGGAGTCCTGTGCCAGCTGACAAGTAAAGGTAGGGATCTTCCATTCTGTTCGGCCCACAACTTTGTTGATGGTCTTTTCACTGATGCCGCATCGCAGGTCTTTGATCAGCACTCGACGACACAACATGTTCCATTCGGCACTGTCAAACTCTTGGCTCACGGCCGCAATACGATCACGAGCTTCGTGTCCGGTCAAGCTACGAGTGCGCAGTGCTTCACACAAGGCCCAGAACACAGGCCAGTTGTTGGGTTGGTTCTCAAGTCCAGTAGTCTCGGGTATTTGTTTGACGCCGAACACATAGAAAGGGTTGTAGGCCTGATAGCAGTTGAACAAAAAGCATTGAGCACTGGCGCTGCCAAGTTGTGAGGCCACATAGGCTTTTTCGATCACAGATTCTTTGTGTAATCTACTGTCGCTGCTTTCAAGATCTCGAATCCAGTCTGCTGCCAACTTGATCCCTTCAAATTCTTTTGTGCTAAAATCTATTTTGTTCATGTTATTTACTGTTGCGTTGCTGATGTTTATACTCTCGTTTAAGCCAATATTTGTATCGGTTAAAATACTCTTGTTGGCTGACAACAGGCTCTCGATGGGCCTGATGTTCTTCGCGATTTTCCATCCACATCTGTGTTAACCACAGACGAAAAGTTGATTGTTTCATTTGCAAGCACAGTCAATTATACTGTTTCCAACATGGCAGCCGGAACATTGTATCGAACACCAACATCGGTGTCGACCAGAATATTCTTCAGCTTGACCTTGTTGACTGTTCCGGTATAGGTCACACCAGTTTTACGATTGTGAAACTTGACGCGAGTACCAATCACAAAGGATCCAGTGTTGCGGCGAGTGAGTTGACTACGAGCAAATCGCACTGCGTCTACAATGCTGGTCAGCTGATCGTTGGTAAATGGGCCTTGAATGATGGCAGTGTTGATTTCTTGGATATTCATAACATACTCCTTAGTCAATTTGAATGTCGGCAATTTGGCCGTTGCGAAAAATAAAATACTCGTTGATCGCGCCATGGTAAGCCCAGATGCAATCGTTGCCTTTGGTCAAGGTGTAACACTTGATGCCACGCTTTCGATAGTGCTCCTGCACCAGCATGACTTCAAACAGATTAAGATCAGGATGGATTGATATCATGCTGCCGCCAGTACCGCCATCAAACTGTTGTTGATCATGTCCATCTCGTCGCGTTCCACATAGAAGTCTGTGGTTGGATCATAGTACTGACCTTGTTTGACATCATAGTAGAGCACACGACCCGAGAAGTTGAACGGACCTTCAAGTCCCGCCCGTGGACCGTATTTGACACGCATCAGGTCTGTCTCGAATTTGTCTGCCAGTACCTTGTAGCCCATAATCAACTCCTTTTGTGTCTGTGTATGTATATTATAGCAGAATGGCAATTTTGGGTCAACCAAAATTAGGCAAACAATTCTCCGTACATTTCTTCGTACACTGCATCAAAGTCTTCGCGGATCCATTCGATGGCATATCCGCGCTGGGCATAGTCATCGGCCATGACCTGCAGGTAGTGCAGGGCCTGTGTGGCGCTCATATCGCGATCAGCCATCAGGCTTAGATTACTGCAATGAGCAAAATTGTTGCTGTCTCTGTGGGCACTAACTTGGACAAATTGCTTGATCATCTCTGGCTCCTGTTTGCTGTTTATGCATTAATTATAGCAGAATGGCAATTTTGAGTCAACCAAATGCTTTTACCAGCCCAGAAAAGCCAATGGCTACACTTACAAGATTCACAAACATTTGTGGTTTATTTGCAACACGAATAGTCCATGCTAGAAACAGTATTGTTCCCACAAAGAATGTAAGTATATTGTAGGGGTAAGCCTCCGGGCCCATGGCGTTCAGGCTATGCCCGGCCACTATGAATACAGCGCCGGCCCACTGCAAAATTTCGTTAACATCTAATTTCATAACTGTATTATAGCAGAATGGCGATTTTGGGTCAACCGTTTTATGCCACAAAAAAACCCCTGATTTTGGGGTAATTTTTGTTGTTTTTTAGCAACAGATTAGTAAACTACATTGGCCCGGGCAGCGCTTTCGCTCACTATGGACGGTATCAAATTTGCCTGTGGTGGTATTTGATCTGGATCAGCAGGCACAACATTGGATGCGGTTCCTACGCCTGAACTGTTTAGTCCTAACTTGCTGCGTCCTTCTCTCAAGGTGGCCACTATTGCTTGTCCGCCTGCTGTGGCCACATTGGCAACATCTTCGAGATATTGCGCAGTGCCACCTACTTTGGTATCAACGCCGTAGCTGGGCAAAGAGAATATAAAACTTTGAGTGGAGGTTTGACTGGCCACAACATTTGCAACATCTATTGCGGCTGCTGTTTGGAAAGAGACTTCTGACGTTATCTGTGAACTGATTGCTGAGAAGTATGTGTTGAGTTCTGTGGTCTGTGTAGGGTTGGCCGTGATAATATTTCCAATTTCAGTTTGTGCTTGCCCAATCAAGGTCAGTATTGTGGCGTCCGATGCCACATTCCCCAACATGTTGTTGTAAATGGTAATTAGATTGGTCAGCTGACCAGCAGCATACAGTGAATTGATAACTGTGACAGAATTGTTTAAACTGTCAATGATGTTGGTGCCCACTGCTGTGCCAAGAATATCTGTTATCAGTATTGTGCCGTTGTCGCCAGAACCCGTGGCATAGGTGTTGGCATAGTAATCTAAATCTGTTTGCGGAACAGCCTGAGTCTGTGCAGTGATATCTGGCAAGTCAGTGTTTGTTTCCACTGCCAAGAATGCATCTGACAACTGTGGCAATGTCATTCTGCTGATGTTGGTAATTTGCAATAGAGCATTGGCAAGCGCTTTGTTAGCCAAAGCCAGGCCAGGCTCAGTTATGATGGACAAGCGCTCAAGACTTATACCAAACGGTGGCAGTGTAGTTTCCAAATTAGAATTCACTGTGTAAAATACACCTGAGCTGGTGTTGTTGGTGGTGGGAATCGTGGAACTTTGTCGCACTGCACATGCCAATGGGCGTTCAACTACTCGTGCTGCGGCTTCTTGATCTAAAGTGCTGTAGGGTGGCACAGGTTCGGGTGTTATATAGATGCCACGAAGACCATCAGCAGTGGCTGTTGTCAATGACGCATAACTGTTGGGCAGCATTATGGCTGGGTTTAATAAATCTGCCAATGAATTGATGTTGGGTGTCCATATGCCAAGTGTTTGCAGTATCTGTTCTAGCGTAGAGCCTGTTATGGCTGTCAGTGCCAAGTACATGATTTTTTGCACATCGTCAGTGACAATTAAATCATTGTTGCTTAGGTTCAATATGATATTTTCATTTATGCCGGCATCAGACAATGCGCCAATCAGCGGAGTTATTGTGCCCGATCGTAATGAGATTTGTTGTATCAAGGCCAAGGGTGATCCCAGGTTGGCCAAGTTACCTAAATTTATCCAATAGCCGGCATTGAACAAATCATCGCCCATGGCCTGAGTTGCCAAATTTACATCTGTCAATCCACCGGTGGTCAGACTATTCATGTTGGTGAATGTGTCTGCCAGATAAGTGTTGGCGTTTACAGCACTGTTGATAAAGATATTTGTAGTGTCTGCATACGCTGCTGCGGTGTTGAATATCTGTGTAAACTTGCTGACATTGTTGTTGCCCAAATACTCATCAGCAGTCAATGTAATGATGCCGGTCATGCCTGGATCAACAATGGTAGACGACACCGACGACACAGTTCCGGTCACTATGGAATCCGCCAATGCAGGACAACTATTGCCAATGTTGCCTGCAAATGTCTGTAGCGCTGTTTGTGTACTGCCGGGCAAAGAACCAGAATTACCAATGGTTGCAATCAAATTTGCCAACAACGGCAACGAGGTATAATTGGTGATTGCTGTTGTCAGTGTAGAAGGAATGTCAATTCCTGTATTTTGCAGCAGAGCAGCACCTGCTTGCAATTGCAATGGTGTTAGTATTGCTGCCATTATGCAGCCCTTACATTGGAGCTACCACCTGATCGTGGATGACCGCAGGTGTCGGTATCTCCAGTTCGGATCACTGGCTTGCCGCCGGCTCGCACTGTGGCGCTGCCACCTTTGACTGTGGCAGAAGCATGTGGAGGATGCGGTTTTCCCCACGGAGCATGCCCAGTGACACCGTTGCCCGCGACAACAATAGGACTGCCATTCACTCGTACAGAAGCCACGCCACCGGTGGCTTGACCGCCTGCTGAATTTGAATCGCCTACTCGCTGTACTGCTGGCATGTTATCCTAGTATAAGTTTTTTCTCCGGCACCCGGATGCCAGTGGTTGCTTCAATGTACTTCATTTTGACTTCTTCGTCAGTGAGTGCATAGATTGCAACATTGTTAATATTTAGTGTGACAGAACCCTTTCGTTCTGCGGTAAACACGCTGGGTACAAGACCAAGTCCTTGTGGGCCCGGTGCCACACTGACTGGCTCGCTCACTGTGATAAAATTGTATTCAATCAGTTCTACTCTTGCAATCAGTTCTTCTCCTGAATTGAGTTTAAATGTGCAAACCTGTCCCATTGTTTTTTCAATATTCATTCTGTTAGTTTCTTTCTAAGTTCTGTAAATCCGCCCACCAGTTCTTGGTCCAAGAAGATTTGTGGCAGTGTTCGAGCTGTTGGTACAGCTTCTAATAGTTGTTCTCGGGTCCAGGTGCCTTGTGTAATATTGCGTTCTTCGTAATCTATGCCGCGGCTTTCTAACATCGCCTTGGCTTGAACACAGTAAGGGCACGAGTCTTTTGACCATATAATTGCTTTCATTTATTTTCCTTCTTTTGATTTGTTGTATGTTTTGGCAAAGATGTCTGCTTTCACAACACCGTAGTCACCAGGACCATGTTTCACAATGTAGTCATTGCCCTTGGTATAATTTAAATCTCCCCAGCTGGCTCGGACAACACCGTCATGGTCGGCAATCTTTGCCACCTTCATGATTTTCTTGGGTGTTGCTGTGCCATCACCATTGTCGTCGTAGTATGCAGCAAACTTGATGGGGCTCACAGGATACTTCTCACCTTTGGGACCAGTGATGATCTTGTGACCCACGGTGTAGTCCACAGGTCCTTCTAGTGTATCTACTGTGCCGTTGTCTGTGGCAGTTTCATAACTGATAGGTGTTGGGTGTTTGTAGGTCTGGAAACCGCCAGCATCAAACCAGGCATCATCTACTCCGGGTGCGGTTGCTGCAATAGATTGTCGAATATCGTCATTCATTTTTATAGCTCCGGTAGTTGTTCGTAGTCCAGGTCAGACGACATCACGCCAATGACATAATTTGTGCTTTCATTTTCTTGCAAAGCTGTCTGCTTGTTGGCTGTGTTTGTATGCTTGTTGAACCACGGAATGGGGGTTGAACGAGGTGCAGGTTCTTGATACTTGATACCAATTTCTTTCAGTGCGCCCACGGCTGTGTAGTCCACAAAGTCTTTGAGAATGTTGGCATTGAGTCCAATCACTGGACCTTGATTGAACAAATAGTCGGCCCAGGCTTTTTCTTCACGAATCACATCTAGATACATTTGATACACTTCGGCTTCGCATTCTTGCTTGGCTCGGGCAAAGCGTGGATCTTCTTTGACCACCTGATTGATGATCCAGGCTGTCCAGTCCTTGTGTAGAATTTCGTCTTGCAGTATCAAGCTGATGATATTGCCATTGCCAATGAAGATTCTGTTCTCAACCATGGCCAAGCTGGTGGCAAAGCTGACCATGAATCTGAACGCTTCTAGTCCGTAGCTGGCATTCAGTGCTAACCAGATGGCTTTGATGTGTTCATATTCGTCAAAATCTTCTTGTAGTTCTTTGCGGCAGTTGATCATGTGCAGGCGATCATAATACAGGCCAATTGTACTGGCCATTTCAACAATTTCTTTTGTGTCATGGATTGTGCTGAACACATCCTTGGGCACATTGTAGATGTTACGGATGATGTGACTGTAACTTCTACTGTGAATGTTGGTTTCAAAGAATCCCCAGTTGTACATTAAGGCTTCTAATTCAGGAATTGATACCACAGGAGTAAACACCTGTGTGGGTCCACGACCTTGTAAACTGTCCAGTGCTGTTTGACGCAGCAGGTTTGATGTAAAAATATGTTTGACTGTGCTGCTGGCTTCCTTGAAGTCGTTGGCATCCTTGGTCAGGCTGACTTCCTCGGGCACCCAGAAGAATCCGCGAGCCTCTTGTTCAAATTTTACAATCTTGTTGTATTTGACTTCTTCAAAGCGTTGAATGGTCACAGGACCCGCAGGATCCAGAAACATCTTACGATTGAGATAATCTGTTTTTGTTTTTAAGTTGTATTGCGCTTGGCTCATTTTAATATTTTCCTGTTATTCTTTTTTTGCATCAATGGAGTAAAACCAATCATCACCGGCTGACCAATTGCGCTCGTACGCATCCAACATCACATCACAAATGGTTTCTAACATTACGATTTATTTTCTTTATTTAAATAAATCCACTAGCTCTAAAGCCAATGCATTATTGCCCAAGACTGGACTCAAATCCTTGTGTTCATCTCGGTACATTTTAAGTTTTTTTGGATTGTTTGCTAAACTGGCAGAAACATTGCTCAATCGGTCTGCACTCTTTACCAATTCACTTCCCGGAGTTTGAGCAATCTTGGCAATGGCATTTGCCATTTTTTCTTTTCGGTTCTCTCCGCGTCCTGTCACTGCCCAAACTATATTGGCAACATTATCACCAAATTGTTGTTTGATTTGTTCTAAGGTAACATCTGTATCTTCCACTATATCATGCAACCAAGCAGCAGCAATTATTTCCGGGTCTTGTGTAATTGTTTTAACACGGGCAACAACATCCGCCAAATGAGTGACATAAGGGTGTACACCGTATTTTTGGTTCTTGTGTGCATCAACAGCAAGAGTTTTTGCCTTGAACTCTATGTCATCTGCACTTTCTAACAGTTCATTTATTTTCATACCATTTCATGCTAGAGCTTGCATGCCTCGCAATCTTCTTGATCATCAAACTCAATCGCTTCCAATGGTGCAACAACTTCGTCTTGACCTTTGCTACCTGCTTTGTTGATCAGGCTGTAGTAGAAAGTTTTTAGACCCCAGTAGTGCGACTGCATCAAGTTCCGAGCAATTAGAGTTGTTGGTACCTTACGATCTGCAAAGTGTGCAGGATTGTAGAATGTGTTGGTACTGATGCTTTGGTCCACATAGGCAGCTAGTACTGCGGCTGTTTTCAAGTAGCCATCACAATCTTTTTGTGCCCACATCAGTTGATATTTGTTTTTCAACCGGTTGTATTCGGGCGCCACTTGAATCAAACTGCCGGCCTTGCTTTCTTTCACAGTGATCAGGCTCATGGGCATTTCAATGCCGTTGGTTGAGTTGATGGCCACCGAACTGGATTCAACAGGAGCAATTGCTCCATTAGTAGCATTACGAACGCCACTCACTTTCATTCTAGCACGAAGTGTTTCCCATTCAAGTTCCGGGGTAAAATCAGTCAGTTCATTGACTCCTACTGCACGAAGTTCCCAGGGAAACTGTCCTTGGCCATAGCGTGTGTGATCACTGCCTTCACATCGGCCTCGCTCCTCAGCCAGTTCAACACTCATCTCAGTTAGATAATATGTCTGATGTTCCATCCAAGTTTTGACTTCTGCCAGAGCATCCTTCTCACCATATTTCAAACTACGCTTGGCATGCCAGTAGGCAAGATTGGTGATACCAATTCCCAGTGGTCTGATTTCATCGTTGCTCAACTTCGACTGAATTGATAGGAAATCTTGATAGTCCAGTATATTATTGAGGCTTCTATGTAGAATGCGACAAGCCCTGCGCATATCTTCAGGATTACGGAAGGCACCCCAATTAATTGAACCAAGAGTGCATAAAGCGATGCGCCCATCAGCATCATCGAGACGCTTAAAAGAACGAGTAGGTAAAAGTATTTCACAACAAAGGTTACTTTGGTAAATGGTGTGGTATTCAGGATCAAACGGTCCTTGCTTCATCACATTGTCAATGAACACTAGATAGATGCGTCCAGTGTCTGTGCGCTCCTTCAAGATGCCTGATTTAAATACTTCTTCAGCACTCATAGTTTTCTTACGCAGGCCAGATTGCTTTTCATACTTTACATAAAGTTCTTCGAATAGTTCTGTATTACTATAGAACGCTTGATACAAGTCGGGCACTTCGTTAGGATCAAAGAATGTTATGTCTTCTTTGTTTTTAAATCGTCTCCAGAAGAATGCTGACAATACGACTCCATAATCCATGTGTCGAACTCGGGTCTCTTCAGTCCCTTGATTGTTCTTGAGTACAATAAGATCATCAAATTGATGATGCCAAATAGGGTAAAACACAGTAGCACTAGCATTACGAATACCTCCTTGACTACAACTACGCAAATCTCCAAACCATTTCTTCAAGAATGGTATCATACCTGTGTGCATGATCTCACCACCACGAATGGGCGAACCTAGTGGACGCAATCTACCAATCTCTAATCCAATGCCAGCTCGCTTGCTGGCATACTTGGCCATCATTTCACCAGACGCGAAAATACTATCCAAATCATCATCTGATCTAATAAGAACGCAAGATGAAAATTGTTTCGTAGGAGTACCAAGCCCAGCAAGAACAGGAGTAGCAAGAGTAAATAGCCCATCACTGGCAGCGTTGTAGTATTCTTTGATGAAGCGCATTCTCGCTGTGTTCGGTTCTTCTGAGTGAAATACAGTAGCGGCCGCGACCATGTATCTAATTTGTGGAGTTTCATAAATTTGTCCTGTTGAACGATTTTTAACTAGATATTTTTCAATCAGCTGTTCAATGGCTGCATAACCATACAGTTCATCTTTGCTGTGGTCAATGAAAGAATCCATTCGGTTCCAATCATCTTCAGTGTACCATTCCAGCAGCTCAGGAGTGTACAGGCCAGTGGCCACATTCTTTTTTACAATCGTGTACAGTGATGGCACATCATAGCTGCCGTACACATCTTTTCTCAACATGCTAAGTCTTTGTTTGCCGGCCACATATTGATAGTTGGTATGGCCCACATCAGGATTTGATTCAACATCGATCAAATCCACAATAGCTCTAAGTGTGATACCGTCAATTTCTTTGGTGGTGATACCATCGTAGAAATGCAATTGTGCTTTGATCTCCACCATACTTTGGCTGACATCTGCTATGCCTTGGCACACTTTTGCTACTTGGGTTTGCCATTTTTCGATGGCCATGATCTCGCGCCGACCGCTTCGTTTTACTACATTGATTGTTGACATTTACTTCTCTTGTTATTTTACTTGTACTGCTGTGTTATCTGTGACTGGTGCAGGCTCTTCTTGACTTCTATCTCCGAGCTGGTATTTAATACAACTGTCCGGTCCCAATTCAGTATATATTTAGATTTGTCCACGAGGACTAAATTACGGCCATCATTGGTCAAAACCAGCTCTGCAGAGTCCATATCGCCACGATTCAAGCATGTTATAGTATACAGGATTCCCAGCCCTCTTGCAACCTCACAATACATGTTGTCGCTCAACAACTGCCAAGGATCCGGCCAAGTGATTTGGTCGTCCCAGTGCAAATGGTAAGCAGTCCAAGGAGATTGAAACCACCAAGAGTTAATGGTTTCCAGTGCCGATTCAACAGGCTGGTCAGCAACTTGTGTTCGAAGTTGATTCCAGCTGTCGAGTCTTGCTTCAAATGTTGCAGGCCACTTCAATGTATATGGTTTATGCTGTAGGTTATCGATCCACCGGTGCCGGTATTTGTGCTGACGTAGTTTACAAAAATTTCATTACCGGTCTGTGACACTGTCAGCGTGATGCCAGTAGAAGTATTTTCAGAAAAATCATCAGTGTATGTTAGCGCACCGGCGCCGTCAAATAAAACAACAGTAATTCTGCCAGTTCTATATGCAGTGCTTCTAGAAATGCTGTAATCAATGTTGAGTGACCAGGTGTCAAGTTCACTGTAAGAAAAAGCAGCAGTGGGCGAAGTTACATTGTTGTTCAATGTTGCTGTGAGGCCAGATTCTCGCACATACGGACCCATGGCCAACTGTTGACCATTGGTAAACGCAATGCTGGCAGTGCCATTCAAATCAACTCTGGGATACAGTGTGGCATATTGGTCTGGTCGATCAAAAATATCGCCAACGCTGATGTTGTTGGGCGATACAAAATCAATAATGGCAGTGTAGGGCTGTGTGACACCACCAAAGTGGTTGCCGACATCACCGAATGTATTTTGTGCAGTGGCATTGCGTTCCACTTCAAACACAATGCCGCGAGCATAGATAGTATCAAAGTCGCAACTTTGTATGCCAATACCACGCGGGTCATAGGCAGAACCCAGGGGGTTTGGCTCAACCAGTATGCCTTCGAACAGTGTGGAGAAATGTGATCCAGTAAAGTCAATACCACGCACCTGCTGATCTGTTCGCATGCCATAGGTACAGCCGGAGAATGTACAGTTGTCAAACTTGATCTGATGCGTGTCATTGGCAGCAGTACTGATAAATTTAACACACGAAATATCGGCCACAGCCGATGTCAAATCAACAGTGGTCAATGGTCCAAGGAATTCAACCTGATTAAACACAAATTCAGTTGCCTGTTCTATACATGCAACATCTGTTGCTTTGAGACTGGCAAAGGCCATATTTTCACATGTGACACTTATTGGAGGTTGAGCGCCATTGGTGCCAATGTTGACACCGGTCTGTTGTAGGCTGTCGCCAGTCTGCATTGTGTAAACTGCTGTGGCAGTTGCTGTCAGTTGAATAATACTGTTCTTGGGGCCTTCGCCAATCAGTGTGGCATAGGGTGGAATAACAATAGTGCCTGAAACTTTGTAAATGCCAGCTGGAAAGAATAAACTTCTACGAATTGCAGGATTCACTTCTCTACAGTACAATTGATAAAGTGCGCGGTTAATGGCCGCAGTGTCGTCAGCAACACCGTTGCCAACTGCACCAAAGTCTTTGACTGTGGCAAATTGATCCATCCAGTTTTGCAAGGACAGTTGAACCGGAGTTCCGGGTGTTGCACCTGTTTGTACTGTGTATCCGGTGGCTTCTTGGCCCGAATATACATAATCTTGCACCAGATACAATAAGTCAGAAAATTCAGTGAGAATTTCTGTATTACCAATTACTGGAGCACCTTCTTCCAATGTTCCGTTACCAATGAACAATCTGCGTTCGTCGATACTCCATCCCAATTCAGCGCCTGCCAATTGCGGTAGATCTTCTTGTAACCCTTTACGCTGGGTAATTCGCGAAATTTGTACAATAGCCAATTTAGTTGTCCTCTGTTGTCAACTATTTAGCAGATAATACTGTTCGACTCTTTTCCACCATTGGGATTTCCAGTGGTCAAATTCCGCACCTTCAATGACAAATTCTTGGTATTGCGGTGCGCTGGTCACATTGCCCATGTCATCTGTGGTGGGTTTAACGCACATTAAAATGACACCTTTGCGTATGTCTGTGCCGTACACTTCGTTGTGCGCTTCGGCATAGGCACACAGTTGCAAGAAATAGTCTTCAATCCACTCAATTTTTTTGGGCTTGTTTGTTTGCTTAAAGTCCAAAATACTTTGTTGGTTGTTGTGCATGCCACAGCAGTCTGTTGTACCTGCGTAAATGCCGGGAAAGTACAAGGGCACTTCCACACCCCAAAACTCATCTACATTTTTAAGCCCGTTTTCGATCACAACTTCGGCCATGGCGTGACTTGCCCATCCAAACGGATTGGTGCCTTTGTCTTTGATTTCGCCTGTCTTGACATAGTTTTCAAGATAGGTGTGCATTCTTGTGCCGCGGTTGGCCGCTTCTGTTGTGATTTGCTGTGCTTTTGTTTCGCCCACTGCTTTACGCCAGTTGGCCAGTGCAATGCGACTTTCTGCAGGTTTGGTCTTGTCAAGAATAGTGGTTACACTAGGAACCCTGTTGCCATCAGGAGTGGCATATAGACGTTTTCCGTCCACTTGCTCTCGGGCAAGTGAGTGATAGTTGAATTTTGGATTGTACATTGGTTAAAGATTTTTGTGTATGAGTTTTGATTCAGTTTGGTAATGACCCCATACAACAATACCATGCTGGTTGATATGGTGTTGATGTATGTCATATTGTGTTGTTGCTTCTTTTATTGCGTGTGTTTTTAATTTACCCAGTATGTTTCTTACCTGAGAACTATTGTATTTTTCTACTAGATCTACACGACTAGTCAACTCGTTCCATTTTTTTGCTAGTATTTGAGCAGTCCATAAATCTAACATTTTCATTGTTTTATGACCAACCACCATTGGTAGCTTATAAAATTTGTCTGACAAACTGTTGCCAGACGCTAACTCGCTGTATAGTTCCCCAAGATCTGGCACCACATGAGACTCAAATGCAAAGTACACTTCCTTGATATCAAGCCCCCAGAATCTTTGATAAGCAGGATCAGCTGCTGGACTGTTTGGTAAAAATGACCAATTGGCCCATGAAGCTCTTAACAAGCCCAATTCAAAAAACTTAACATAAGAATTAATTAGACTGTCAACTGTTTGCCCCGGTAACCCTAGTATGCATTGCAGTTCTGTCTTGCGAAATTTTTCAGGCGGTAAGTTATTTCTTAGATTGTTTGTCATTTTAACAATAGCTTCCCACGGAACTGCTGGACGATCGATTGCCTTTAATACATCTTCATCGGCATCTTGAAGATTGATCACAGGCGGAACATCATACACAAGACTATTTTGAGTAATAATATACTCGGTTACATCTTTCTTGAGTTTGGGAGTGTTGTTCACTATAAAAGAAAAACTACGAGCAGGATCATATAAAGAAATTGCATAATCAAACGCTTTTATGTCATCTGGCCATTGTCCAAAGTTGGCATCTGTTTCTCGTATGGCCACATTTAGTCGATGGAACAAATCAATATCGTGTTTCCAGTTGTGTGTACGACGTTTGACTTTTTTAGTTAAATTTTGTGACCAATCACAAAATGTACAACTATACATACATCCTCGGGCAAATTCAATAGCCCAGTATTGGTCTTCGATTGGAATTCCGTAAGCTGCCAGATGATCACGCACTTCGGCCATATGAGCTTCTTGACTCACATAAGGACTTTGACTTAGGTAAAGTTCATCTGTCAACGTTTCGTGCGGATATATTTTTCTTACCCCATTGGCATTTTCAATAATGTTAACAAACTCGTCTTTATTGAACAGGAGCCCGGAATGATAATCAATAATTTGCTGAAATGGTCGTTCGCCGTCGCCGTACACTACATAGTCTATATACGGATGGTTGATGAAAAAATCAACTTGGTTGTCAGTCTCTGTTTCTTTGTGTACCGATAGTTGCGGACCGCCGCAGACTATAATTATATCTGGTAATTGTTTTTTAACTTCTCTGGCAATGTGATATTGCAAGTCAAAGTTCCAAACATAGAATCCAAGACCCAAAATATCAGGTTGTTCTTGCACAATTTTATCAATTACAACATCCATTGGATCTAATAATACAATCCCAGGAAGCAACCATTTTACATTGGGATTTTTTCCATGCAGTTCGTACCATTTTTGCATGTAGAGCCATGCAGGATTTACACTGACTTTTTCATGCTTGATTAGTTGTGTCAGACTATGCGAACAAAATTTTACTCTCATCTAAACTCTGAATGATTCTCCGCAACCGCAGCGGTCGCGCTCGTTTTTGTTGATAAACTCAAAACCTTCGTTGAGGCCGTTCCTTTTGAAATCTACTATCATGCCATCCAAGTACGGCAGGTGTTTGGGATCAATGAACACCCGTACACCATTTGAATCGTAATGTCGTACACAATGCAAATTGGGATTGTCTACATATTCTAACACATAAGCAAGTCCCGAACAACCAGTGGTTCGTACACCAATTTGGATGCCTTCACCGCGACCGCGAGCGGCTAAACTTTTTTTAATTTTTTTAGCAGCAGTGTCAGTGACTTCGATCATTGCGCTGGATGCTTGATTCTATAGTCAGCTACCGCCGCTTTGATGGCATCTTCTGCAAGTATTGAACAATGAATTTTAACAGGGGGAAGGGCAAGCTCAGTAGCAATTTCGCTATTTTTGATCGTTTCCGCCTGCTCAAGGGTGAGTCCTTTGACCCATTCAGTAACAAGCGAACTTGACGCAATCGCGCTGCCGCAACCGTATGTTTTAAATCTTGCATCTGTGATTACTCCGTCGGTGACTTTGATTTGCAGCTTCATCACATCGCCGCAGGCCGGAGCCCCGACCATGCCTGTGCCGACATCACCATCTTCTTTGGCAAAGCTGCCTACATTTCTTGGGTTCTCATAATGATCAACTACTTTTTCTGAATAGGCCATATGTTGATTGTTTTATAATTTGATAAAAAAGCCGGAGTAACCCGGCCTGTTGCGATTTACTGTGGCACAATGTTAGATGCTTGCAGGCCTTTTTGTCCTTGAACTACATCGTAAGATACACGCTGATTTTCTTTGAGGACCTTGAATCCATCTGTTTGAATTGCTGTGTAGTGTGCGAACAGTTCTTCTCCGCCTGCGTCTGGAGTAATAAACCCAAAACCTTTGGTTTCATTAAACCATTTTACTTTACCTGATGCCATTTAAAAAATTTCCTGTTGTATTAAATTGTTGAATTTACAGCTATCGTAATAATAGCTATGCGTATAGTATACTACACTCTCAGTGTATTTACTAGTCTTTTGAGTATACTGCGATTTTGAGTGTGTTACTGACGGCGTTTCATTGCCGACTTGGCATTGCTGTTGACCACTTCTTGAGCTTGATCAACACTCATGCCGGTGGCAGCTTCTGTGTCGCCTTTGAAACTGATTATGTCTGAACCAGTATCAATTGGGTTGAGGATGTTGCTGAGTGGTTCAGCAGCAACCATGTCATTGAGATTGGTGTCGTTTACATTGACACCCACAGAGCGGGCAAGTTCGATGAATGTTTTTTTGCTAATTTGTTTTGCTGCTGCTTCGTCATTGGCTCGGTCGCTGAGAAAGGTGGCCAATGCCGCAAGTTTTTGACCATCAGCTTGATCTTCAGCGAACTCTCGTAAACGCATTATCTGCGATCGCGACCTAGACCAGCCGAAACTGGTTCTTCAATGTCTGCATCAACATCGATGTCTAAATCATCTGCTGGCGCAGCAGCCATTGGATCAGCCATTGGATCAACTGGTAATTCAGCAGCTACATCGCCGCCGGGTATTACTGGAGCTTGACCAGTGACTGTGCCCATTGCAGCTTCCAATTGTGTTTTGGAGCCCTGCAAGTTTTGAACCATGCCGCCCAGTGCAGCAGTTGCGTCGGCATTGAATTTTGTTGCTTGCTCGTAGCCAATTTCATTGCGAATCTGATCTACCAACGCAGGCAAATCTTTAAATTGTAACGAAGTGACCTGTTCAATCATCTTCTGTACTTGGTCAACCATGTCTTGACTGGCCAGGATAACCTGAGCTTGTTGCACTTCGCTTTCACTCAAACGGCGACCAGTTCTACGACGGCTTTCTGCGGCCACTGCTTGCAGTGCTGCACCTTGCACAAGTTTTTGTTCGTCTGGTGAAAGTGTCTGTCCGGCTGCGCTTTTGGTCATGGCAGCTTTGAGTTTGGGATCTTGAATTTTGGCCAGGGCCTGTTTGGTCTTGGCTGGATCAACCGCAGCAGTGCCATCAGTGCTTGGAAATTCTTCACGAAGTTTCTTGGTCAGCACTTGTTCCATCATTACCAACTTTAAGTAGGCTGGGCTTTTTTCACTGCCATGATAGGAAGTGGTGGCACGGTGCTCGCTTATCAAGCTGCGTACTCGGCCCAACATGGCATGTGCATGGCGCTTGGAAATTGATTCAAAGGTAATGGTATTACCAAAGTAACTTTCGAATACTTTAGCGATTTGTTTTGTTTGTGGCAGCACGGCCAGGTCTTGCAGTTTCATTGTCGAATCCTTGTTGTTGATAATATTTAGCCCAGTTGACACAAATGTCTAACCTATTTTCTATCTCTTTTTTCTGTATAATTTTACTTTCCAGCTTGGTCAGTATAATTTCATGCTGATCAGCAGTTTTTGCACGATCACCCAGGGCAGCTCTGGTGTTGATATCCACTGTTAAAAAATGTAAATTATTGTCCAGCTGTAGTATATCCCTGGCTGTGTTATACCGCGCAAACTTGTCGGCAATACACCAGCTCAGTGCTGCTCTTGTGCTGTGAAAAAGCCCAACTTCAGTTAGAGAACAGTATACTCTGTAGCCTGCTGATTCTTTCACAATGCGATAACGCCCAAATACTTGGTATTCTCCAGCATCATTTTTCCAAAGACTGTTGGACTGTAGCGCCGCAAACTCAGTTTTAAACAGGCGTTCAAATTGTGTGTCTAGGGTCATTTAAGAACGTATTGTGTAATAAGGTACCCAACCACAGCAACTAGTGTACCAATGGTACCTATGCCCCAGTTGATCAATTGATCATTGCGTTTTTCGGCCATGGACTGTACCATGTCGCGCACTTCACAAATGATTTTTTCAAGCTGAGAAATTTTAGAATCTACATTATCCAATCTTGATTCCAACGCACTGTAGCGTTCAGCACACAGTTCCACATGTGCTTCTAAACTTTTCTTTTCAATATTGGTAGTATCAACCATTTAAGTCTCCGTTGATCTATTTATGGAGACCGGAACAAACCAAATATTCTGAGCCGGGCCCTGAGTGACAATGGTCGATGCCAATTCGTGCTTGTTATCCAGTCCGGTCAGCATGGGCACACCATCCGCATCGGCTCTCAATATGCTGGTGGGATCAACATCATTGCCGTATATGTTGTCAGATTCTGTTTCGAATTCAAACATCCATGCACTGCGTGATGTGTCTACTATGGGATCTTGCAGGCGGAACAGCTGAGTTCTTAGTCCAAGAATCTGTGTTACGGTTTCCCAGTTGCGTTGTTGATTTCTAGCACGATTCCAGGATTCTGCATCGGTTATCATATTTCCTGCATTGTCGCGAAACGGAATCCTTGACGGTTTAAAATGTCCTGTAATTCCAGTGGCTGTTATGTCAAAGAAAGTTTGTACTGCATATTTCATTTGTTCTTTTTACTCAATTCATACAGCACTTCAACTTTACTGCACAGTTCATTGAGTGCTACATTGTTGTGCCGGGATTCAAATATTTCTGCCCAGCGGCGCTTGTGTTCTAATTCATCTAGTTCTTGTTTTAGTTTGGGATCTTGATAATGCAGTGACCGATTCTGTGCGCCTGGGTGACGTGCATACACTGTCCGGCCGCCATCTGGACTTTCAAATATCGTCACTTCGGTAATCTTGCTCACCATCATAATGAAGTATTTAACGCCAAAAGAAAACCCTGGGTTTTAATCCAGGGTTTTTGTATCAAAAACTAATTGCTTAGTTTGTGAATGTTGCAGTGGCTGCTGTACTACCGCCAGTGGCAGTGTCTAGTGTAGCAGTGGTCCAAGCGCCTGTGGGATACACAGCAATAGCCAGTGTATCTGTACCAGCGTCAGTGACTTCGTACATGGCAATAGTGGCCTTGGTTTGAATGGCAAGCATACATGCATTCAAAACTGCGCCACTAGTGGCCAAACTTGCCAAAGTGATTGTGAAGAAGTCTAACTTTGGACCAGCCAAGTTAACTGTGACAGCACTGGTTGCGCTGTTTAACGGTGTTGGATAACCAGCACCTGGTGAAGATGCTACTGTTCCAGAGTCCATGTTGGATACTGGTTGGTATGTGCCGTTCGTTGCTGTTGTGATATTTGCCATTTTAAAATCTCCTAAAGTATGTGGTCTTGGTTGACCTACTTTTATTTATGTATTTGGAGAAAAATTACCGGTTAGGCTGCTTGTTCTGGGTTGTTTAGAGCACGGTTTCCAGCACTGAATCCAAATCTATTCACCAGTTTGGCGCGGCCTGCTGGTGTTGCTAGTACCCAGCCTTCCTGGCCTGGCTGCTGACGATCCAACTGTGTCAACATGTCAGTTTTGATATCGTGCAACAACATGAACGCTGCGAATGCTGCGGTAATGCCGTCGGTGTTGGATCGCGGGCTTTGTAAATATTCCACAATGTTGTTGAATTTGCGTGGTGTCACATTGGCCTGCAACCAGTCACCAAAGCCATTCAGCAGGTTGTCGTAGTTGCTGGTAATTCTAGAATTGATATAGCGTTTGCATAACTGTGGTAAGTCAGTGATACCAGCTGAACGAAGGTCCGCAGGATTGAACAATCCATCAATGTCTTTGCCGTGAACAGAAATGATTTGACTCAGTTGCTTGACCAACTGAGTATTGAGTTCGATATTTTGAATGTCTTTGACACTGGGTTCAATCAACAACAATCCTGGAACAGGATCCAGTGCGATGTTTTTAATTGCAGTAGGCGAACTGTCAGGATCTTTGTATCTGGTGTGAATTGCAACACCCACTTCGCTGGCAGCAATACGCTGCCCCAGCTGACTACCAGCAGGTATCTTGTATTCAACAAAGTTTGGTTGGAACACAAATGCGCCAGCAACTTCGGGCGGAGTGTTGGTGTACAACAGATCGCCTTGCACATAGCCGCGCATGTTTTCCGGAGTGGCAGCCCGTAACAGAGGAAATAACTTTTGATAGATAGCTACCAGTTCAGTTCTGTCACCTTTGCGCAGGGCCATTATTTGTTGAATATGCTCCGGTGATGTGGCCAAGCCGTCGTAGCCTTTGGCACTGAATCCGCTTTTGTCTGTGAGCACAAATGTGCCGTCAGGCTTGCGTCCAAATATAATGGCGGGCTTTCCATCCCACTTGACAGTGGTAGTTGCTCTAGTATTTTCAGCAGCATGTCGCATGATGTCCACTGCTTCACGAATGCCCCGGGTTCCTTTTTCAAACACTAGATCTTCTAAGTGTTCAATTCTGGCATCCTTTGCACCTTCCACAATGACCTGCATGCCTTGATTCACAATACGATCACGCAGGCGTGCAAGAAAATCCACTTCGGTGTATTCTTTGTACACTGGTTCATCGCTTTCCATAAAAGGCACACCTTTTTTAGCAAAGTGATCTCTAGCATCTGCCAACTTGGCATCACGCTTGGGATCCTGTTCCAATGCAGCCACAATAGTTTCTACACTGTACAAATCTTCTTTGGTTGCACGATTGTTCAGCAACAGCTTGGCAATCTTGTCAGGATCATCTGTGATAATTTTGTTGGTTGCGCGGTCGGCAATGCCCGAAGTTTGATTCAGTTTGTAACCCATGCTTTTGGCTATGCTGTTGATCAGCACATTGCGATCAGATCCGCCGTACTTGCTGTCAGCAGCGGCTGTCAGCGCAAACTTGGAGAATGGCACATTGGTCAAAAACATAAAGTCAGTTTGCACATAGCCCATTGTGGGTCTTCCATTGATGGGCGTTTTAAAATGCACACTGATGCCGGACCGTTTCACATAGTCTTCGGGTTTGAGACCATGGCTCTGAGCCCACTGAGTCAGTTTTGCAGCCAATTGGTCTTTGCTGACAACATTGGCATCCACTGCTATATCCAAGTCACCGGATGTGGGTTTTAGCCCAGTTGAGCCCAGTTTGTTGTTTTGTAGATCCAGGCCCGGCAGCAGCATTTCCAACCAGGCCAAGGTGGGATTCACGTCTGTTTGATTGATGCGTTGAGTCAGAATGCGACCATTCTGATCTTTAAATACATTGCCGCCTTCTTTTAATATCATGTTACTTTGAATCCCAATGCTTTCAGCATGTTATCAACTGTGCCGTTGCCAGTTGTGGTCACAGCGTTGGTTCCGCTGGCTCGTCTTAATTCAGTTCCAAGTTTGGGTAGCAGTGCGGGATCAACCCCGTTCAACTTGAATAGCCCTTGTACACCTGCGGTATCAAGAATTCTGCCACCAGCAGTGGGCGCAGTACCGGGCGCAGTACCAGGCGCTGCACCGCCTGCGGCAGCACCGTTGTCTCCTGTGGCTCCTGCGGCAGCGTCTGGATCGTTTGGATCTACTTCTGGCTGTTCTAGTTCCACGCCGGCCCTATTTTTTGAAGATATCAGTTGGGCGCCAGCCATTGCTGTCAATATATATTCAGTGGCTGCTGGTGTTACATCTTGCCCGGCTTTGTATGCTTGTAAAATTTTGGCTTTGGCTGCTTCAAGTTCATTTTTATATCCAGATTGCTTTTGAATTTGATCTAGCCCGATCATTTGATAAGTGCTGGCATCTCTAATGGCGGTTTTTTTATTTACATATGCTAAAAACTTGTTCCAATATTCTTTTTCTGCCGGGTCAGCAGGCGGTGTTACTGCGTCGGGCTGTCCAGCACCACCTCCTGCTGCTCCGGGTGTTATTGACCCGGGTGTTGCAGGTTGTCCGGGCATGCCCGGCATCTTCATCACATTGGCAGCATTGAATCCAGGAGGGGCACCGGGCTTGGGTGTCGTTGCAGCAGAGGCAGGTGCAGGTTTCTTACCAGCCGGCTGCATGCCTGGCATCTTCATTACATTGGCAGCATTGAATCCCGGTGGTGCGCCAGGTTTAGTTGGTGTTGTTGTTGCGGCAGCCGGATTAGCAGTTGGATTTATCGCCGGATTAGCAGTTGGATTTATCGCCGGATTAGCAGTTGGATTTATCGCCGGATTAGCAGTTGGATTTAATCTTGGATTAGCAGTTGGATTTAATCTTGGATCAACGGATGGATCAGCTGTTTTGACCGTTGGTGCAGTACGCGAAGTTCTGGCTGCTATTGTTTGTTCTCTAGCTGCTCGTTGCTTTGCAACTTCTTCGGGACTTGCACCAGAAGCTGCAACTCTTGCATCGGCTGCATCTTGTTCTGCAGATGTTGGTGTAGCATCGCTGCCTGGTACAGCAGCTTGTTGTTTTGCTTGTATCTGTTGCTGTATTGCAGGCGGCAAGTCTGACAATGAAGTCATTGTTTTACCATCTAAATTTGCTGCGCCAGTTTTTTTATTGTATGTGCCCACTGCTTCGGGCAGTGGTGCTGCACCAGCTGCTGGTGCCTTAGTTAGTTTTGTTGCTTCTGCAGTCCATCCTGCGGCCAGTTGTGCAGCAACTCTCTGCATGTCCTTGTTTTTTCTTACTGCGTCTAATTTTTTTGCAGGGTCAAGAATTCCTGCAGAGGCTGCTTGTGCATTGGGATTGGTGACGCCGGTGGCAGCCCCGAGAGCAGAACCTGCGGCCTTACCGATACCTTTAACGACGTCAAAGACACCTTCGTCTGTGCGGCGTCTACGACTCAGTTCATGAATTTGCATCAGTTTTTCTCACGGTTCTGGTAAATTTGCCTGGGTCACGCAGGTTGATGGCATTGAGCAATTTGCGTTGTAAATTCTTAGCAGTTTCGGGCTCGTAAATGGAGTCAATCTGCTCTAGCAGGCGTATGGCACTGGCTATGATGTTACTGGCACGGTTTTCAATCACATGGCGGTTGTCACGCTCAACGTACATTGAATCGAGTTCTTCTAACAAACTTCTAGTTTTCTTTTGCATTTTGGGCCTGACACCTTTGTGTTATTTATCGGATGGGCAATTAGATCAAATCTAAATATTAACTATATTGCGCGGCTAACGACAGTAATAATTGTTTGGTCGGCGGTTGGTCAATGTTGTTAATTGACCATAGTCTATTTTGAGATGTAAAATTATTTGCTAATTCATATTTGTGTATGCAATAGGTAAAAAACCACGGATTTTTTAGTAATAGTGTGTCTTCGATTACATCTACAATATCTTCCATACTGGATCTGTCTTGATCCAATTCTACGGGTAACTGCAATCCTTCGTATGTTTTTCTAATAGTTTCCCGGCTGTCATCAAATTCAATTTGAAAATATTTGTATAAAATATCACTTAAATAGTTTTTATCTAACAATTGGTCAAAATCAATAATATTTGTATAACAGTTAGATTGTATATCTTTTGTGATCAAATCATGGTATTCTATTATATTGTGGTAACAACGGTCGTACCAAAACACTGTATCAGCATGCCAATTGTCTAATACCGTAAAACAATACTGTTCGTCTATTAGCTTTTTCATAAAGTTATTATATATTGCTGAATAGATTTTTTTAGTAGGCAAGATCCTTAATGCCAAATCAAATTCCAATGTATGATCTTGATAATTGTTGTTATGGGTCAGCGTGATACCACTTGCTTTATGATTTTCAGACATTCTGAATCCAACACCATGCAAACTACTATTTAAAATTATAGACTTTAAATAGTGTCCGCTGTGGCCTTCTCGAAATACTATAACTGTTTTCATGAAAATATAATGTTATAAAGATCTGGATTGAATTCTTTTAACGAGGTGTTATGCAACTGATCGTGTTTTACAATTGTTTGTCTTAAATTGGTGAGATCCGTAATAGTTGACCTATTTTTAACAGCAGCCCATGCCCGACTGTAAACTTCCCGATGTTGACCAATGTGTTCTTTCAGTGCCATTGGCAAGTTGTCAAGACTGTATGATCCAGATACGTAGTGATCTATTAATTCAATAGGGTCACCAAATTTACTAGTCAGATGTTGCTGGTGCCATTTATCTAGTAGGTGCAAACGATTAATATTAAGTAATCCAATTGTACGATTTATAGCAGGCATGACCGTATGTGGCATATCTTCTAAAAAAATCTTCCAGTTGGTTTCCCATTGGTTCCACCGCGATGGCCAACGTTGATATTCATGTCCTGTACCGATATCATCTAAACTAAATCGAACCCTTACTAAAGCAAACTGTAGGAAAAAATCTATTAGTTTTGAATTTAGTTTGTGTGATCCGTTTGTACTAAGTCGTAAAGTTATTTTAGAAAAATCACATCGGTCCGACAATTGTTCTATGTACTGTTTAACATTATTGTTTAAAAACGGCTCGCCACCTGAAAAATTAATTTCTTGCACCTGTGATAGGTCAATTTTATTAAATTTAGTTTTAAAATCTGAAAAATTCATGTTAAAATTTGAATTGATTTTAACATTTTCAAGTTTTGCCCAGGTAGAGCTAGAATGAGATCCACAGATTTTACAAGCTAGATCACAATTTCTATTAGGATATACATCCACTACTATAGGCAACGAATGATTGTGTTCTAGCCCGTATATCTGATTGGCTCCTTGCCGATAGGAAAATATATTATTATTTTCCTGATCTATACAAGCACGGCAACCAACTGGGTCAACACTGTCAGATGTATATGTTGCGGGGTCTGTTTGATTGTAACAACATGTTCCAAATCTACTACCGTCATGACTAACCGTCAATCCGTGTTGTATTAACACACACCGAGTCATGGCGAGACCACCCACAGAGTTGGATTAACAATCTTTATGTCAAAACTAACTTGTTCTTTCACCAATGAGTCTAAAGTAAATTTCAAATGATTATGTTGAATAAAAATAGGATAAAAATTTATTACAGTAACAGATTTGACCCACACGTTTAAAAAATTTACAAATTGAGTTAAAGTTGCATATTTTAAAAACCAAGGAAATTTAAAAACTATCGTTTCATCTGTTGGAATGTAGGTTGGGCGATGCGTAAGAATATCAGGCTCAACATAGCACCCGGGAAAGTATTGTTTAGATAACATATCACTTTCTAAACAAGTTGTGTTGATATCAAACTCTTGAAAATACCAGCCGGCGCAATCAACTGCTACCAGTTTATTATTTTTTAAATTGTCCAGAATCCATCGATCAGTAAAATCAAGTTTATACGGAATTCCGTAACGAGTCGCACGCCATTTTTTAACAGCCGGGCGAGACAAATGATATAATCTGAATTGCTGAATCAGACGAATTGGTCCAAAGTCTGTGCTATAACCAGGTACTATTTGCATAATCCGTAACAGTCCATTGGATGTGCAGCGACCATATGATTCCCGTCGACTTGATCAAAAGTGTGCAATCTTTTAAATTTATTATTGCAGTGATGCATAATAGTGTCTAAACTATCGTTAATCTCATTGAACAATGTAATATTTAAATCATGCTGTACAACTTCATAACGATTGATTGCTACATAAGCATATTCGCATTCACTTGTTAATTGTTGTATGGTATTTACCAATGACTGTGTGGTTTGTTGTTCCAGTACTGGACCAAATATTATCACACCGTTGTACTTGTCGTTGTTGATCGTAATATGCTCTTGACATATTTTTTTAAATTTAGTGTCTGGTGCTGCCCACCGCCATACCACATCAGTGCATGTTTTTACAAAATTTAACATCACCGATTCTTGCTCTAATATTGTGCATGTGCCAGTGAGATTTTTAAATCCGTTTAATTGCTGATCTCTCCAGAAATTATGGTCAATGGTCATGCCTGCTTGATTTGTCCAAGTAATTGTTTTAGTTTAGCACTTTGTACATCTGCTGTGATTTTGCTTATTTCGCCTGTGTCGCTGTCAATCTTTTCTGTTGGATTGTTGATGCGACTTTGCGGCTTGATGCTGTCGTAAATGCTGGGCTTTTTAACGGATCCGCTGCTGTTGTCATCATCACCGCCGTTGTCTGTGATGCGCATGGTGTCAATGTTGTACTCTAGATCGACCTTTTGTCCAACACCGGTACTGCTGCGACTTTTCATACACTGTATCTGATACTTGCCGCGTTCTTTCATGGCACGACTGGTAAAGATACCAAACACATTGTCTGCTGTGTTGATCTTTGAGATACCACCGGATATGTGACTGTGATCAAATTCAATTTCTTCCACAGCCGATCGATTCAACTGCGATGCTGTTACAAACAACACATTCAATTCTTTGGCCAGGTTGCGCAGTTCTTCACTCACATACTTGTCTTTGACAAACAAGTCGTTGGGACTGACTTTGGCACTGACCGGCATCAGCAGGTCCAGATAGTCGCACATGATAAAATCCACACGGATACCAGTTTGTATCTGTACTTCTTTGATGTAACTTCTAATGTCGTTGATGTTGCTCTGTGCCGGCAAGGCCTTGACGCGATACTGACCAAACTTCTTACCAGTCATTTTGACTTTTAATGTTGCTGTATCAATATCCTTGCGAATGTCCTTGGTACTCATGTTGGTCAACATGGCGTCAGTTCTCAAACTGGTAAGTTCTTCACTCAATTCAAGACTGATATACACACCCGAAAGTCCTTGCTGTAACCAGTTCAATGCAATGTTCATCATTACCAAACTTTTGCCTGATCCTGAGCCACCGGCAAAAATGTTCAGTTCGCCACGACTGAATCCACCATACAACAACTTGTCCACTTGTGGCCAACCTGTGCTTACTTGTCCACCTGAATTGAAGTATCGATTAATTCGAGCAGCAGGATCAGCAAAGTAATCAGTGCCCATGTCTTTTGTTAGACTGATCTGTACTGCATCTTTGATCAGTTTTTCTACAGGATCATACTCGCCTTTTTCCAATAGGTCAGCACTTTTTAAAATGGCCCGCTCAAGTTCTTGACGTCTAGTAAACGCTTCAAACTCAGTCATGAACCACTCGTAGTGTCCTTCGTTCAGGTCTGGCACTGCGGCCAGTTTAACTCCGGTTGTGGCCGAGATTTGTGTGCGATCCGGCAAGGTCTTGTGTTTTTCAGAATGCTCTTTGATGAACTCTGCTGCTGGTCTTAGACTGCGATCAAAGTTGGCCGGATTATAAATGTTCTGTACCCGCACATAGCTGGCAGCATCTTCCAGCATCATTTCCAGAAACAATCTCTGTACATCTAATCCGTATTCTTTAAGCATCTAGTAGTTCTCTTGGTCTGTTGATTTTCTTTTCAAGTTGTCGTTTCCGCAACTCAATTTTTATCTTACTTGTCTCTCTTGATTGCAGTATAGTTAGCAAGGTTGGCAGCTTTCCCCACAGTTTCACAGCGTCATTGACGTCTTTTACTTGGTCTGGCCAATCAGGAATACTCACTGCCCACCCCAACTCTACTGCACGGTCTATCAGTGCAAGTCCTGCTGAATCTTGATCCGGCACCACTGTGACATCGCGACCTAAACTGCGTATCAATCTTACCTGCTCGTCACTTATCTCATTGTGCATCACTGCCAGCCCACCAATGCATAACGCATCAAAGATGCCTTCGGTCACAATCACATGTTGCCATCCTGTTTGCTGTAGATCCATGCCAAACACATAGCCCCGGGGCATGTCATTGATGTAGCGTGGATTACGATTGTCTAAAAATCGTATTGTACTGCCTACAACTCGGTTGTTGTATGTGAATGGCACTACAACACCTTCCCTGAAACCCGGCTGTACTACCATTACAGGATAATCTTCTGGCACATGTCTGCTTTGTAGGTATGCCCATTCTTTAGGAGTATCGGGTGTTACAAAATCTACAAAATCAGGAAGATCTGCTTCTTTGAATTCTATTGGTGCCAACTGGTTCCACACACGCTGACGATCCTCCAGCATGCCTTCCATGCTGCGATGGCGCATGCTTTCAAGATTGATTTGATTGATGTCGTTTTCTGGAACGCCTAACCATTCAAGCAGTCGACGTGCTTTGAAACTGATATTGCGTCCCAGTATGAAACTTGCAGTGTATCCACAGTTGAAGCAGTGATAACTCCAGCCTTGTTCGGAAAGTTTAATGCCGCCTCTGCTTCTGCGATCTGGTGTGTTGCCGTTGTGTACGCAACAGGGTGCATTGAAACTGAGCCATCCAGAACTAGACTGTTTTCTTTTTGCAGGTAAAAATGCCAACACATCAATCATGTTAGTATTATAACATGTTTTACTGCAACAATCAACTTGTTTTGGTTTAACGGTATTTTATATTTTCCACATACCCAGTGGACACTATCACAGCAATTGACAGCATGGTGTAGGGATTTGGACGATATCCTGAGCCGCCTGACACCAAATTGATATCAGTCACAATGCCATTTTCTCCGATGGTGGATGTTGCAGTGGCGCCTGCACCATTGCCCACAAATGTAATCAGCGGTGGAGCTTGGTAGCCGAATCCAGGGTTGGTAATAGATACACTGGTGACAA